CACATTCACGAGAACTCAGCACGTAATGATGTCAGAGAAAGTATTGTACACAACCCTAAAAACGGATACAGAAGCGAACAAAGACCTTTACATATGATGCTAACTGGTACCTATAAAGAAGAGTACGGAGATGGAGATCACGGTTGGCACGTTGAAAGGGGGGCACCACCAAAGCCACTCGGTGGGCGTATCTTAACTATTAAGATGATCCGCAAACAAAAAGACGGATCCCAAAGTTATTACAACAAAATAGATTCCCATTTATTTAATATCTAATGCCAATACCAAAAAGATTACCAAAGGAGCAGGCCGGAGAATTTATGCAGCGTTGCATAATGGATCCGGTAATGGTGCGCGAATACCCAAACATAGACCAAAGAATAGCAGTTTGTCAAAACCAAATAACAGAAAATGCAAGTAAACAAAGTAAAAATATCAGAGGTAAAAGGTAACCCGAAGAACCCGCGACTAATAAAAGACGATAAGTTTAAAAAGTTAGTCAAATCAATACAGGAGTTTCCTCAAATGCTGGAGCTACGTCCTATCGTAGTGGATGAGAACAATATTGTCTTAGGCGGCAATATGCGTTTGAAAGCCTGTAAAGAAGCCGGATTGAAAGAAGTGTATATTGTCAAGGCTGATAACCTAACCGAGCAACAGAAAGACGAATTTATTGTAAAAGATAATTTAGGCTTTGGAGAATGGGACTGGGATATGTTAGCAAATGAATGGGACACAGAAAAGTTAGACGAATGGGGTTTAGACCTTCCTGTTATGTTAGATGCTGATGAGGATTTAGAGCTGAAAGATTTAAGTAGCACTATTGATAATCTTTACCGTATTGAAGTTATTTGTAAGGATGAAGAACACCAAGAAAACACGTATAACAAATTAATTGAGGAGGGTTACGAATGCCGACTTTTGACATTATAAAAGAAGTAAAGCCAACTAAAACATTTAGGGTGGCTTCTGTTATTGGTAAGTTTGATTTGCAATCTGAAAACGTAGTCGAACACTTTAAAGGAGATATTAATATACCTGATCAGTGGCAAGTAGGTTTAATCGTAGGAAAAAGCGGAACCGGAAAAACTACAATAGCTAAACAACTATTTGAAGATGCTTACATAACCGCATACGAATATAATGCAGAGACTGTTTTAGACGATATGCCAAAAGAGTGTAGCGTAGAAGAAATTACTGCAGCTTTCAATTCAGTAGGTTTCTCAAGTCCACCGAGTTGGTTAAAACCGTATTCTGTATTGAGTAATGGACAAAAGATGCGAGTAGATTTAGCTCGTGCTATATTAGAAAAAAACGAACTATTTGTATTTGATGAGTTTACCAGCGTAGTAGATAGAAACGTAGCGCAGATTGGTTCCTTTGCTATGCAGAAAGCCATTAGAAAGACGGATAAAAAATTCATAGCAGTTACTTGTCATTTTGACGTACAAGATTGGCTACTGCCTGATTGGGTATTTAATACCGATACGATGACCTTTCAAAGTTTTGAAGGGCAAAAAAAAAATAGACCAGATATCAAATTTGAAATATTCAATTACGGAGATAAAAGCATCTGGAAAATGTTTGCTAAGCACCACTATTTAAGTCATTCGCATAATAATGCAGCTAATGTATTTGTAGCTACGGTTAATGATGAAGTTGCAGGGTTTATCAGTATATTACATCTACCGCATCCAAAAGCTAAAACAATTAAAAACGTTCACAGATTGGTTATATTGCCAGATTATCAAGGAGCAGGCATTGGTTTGAAATTATTAAATGAAGTAGGTAAATTGTACAAACGAGATAAATGGCGTTATACAATTGTAACATCCGCACCGAGTTTAATTAACGCTTTAAAGAAGTCAAATCAATGGGCTTGTAAACATTTAGGTAGGTTAGTTGCTAAAACAGGAATACTGCACGGAAACAATGATTCCAATAATAATAGCAAACAAAGAATTACCGCATCATTTGAATTAAAATAATTAGAATAAAATTAGAACAATGGCAAACGAACAAAATTTAATACCTGCTAAAAAAGGAGAGATCAGAAACCCAAACGGAAGGCCTAAGGGAGCGAAGAACAGAAGCACAATAGCACGTAAATGGTTAGAAGTAAATCAATCGCTTAAGAACCCATTAACAGGAGAAAGCGAAACGATGAGCCAAGAAGATCTAATGACGTTAGCGCTTATCAAGAAAGCCCGAGAAGGAGACGTAACTGCCTACAAGGCTTTGATGGATTCAGGTTACGGAGCACCGCTTCAGCAGATAGAACAAACAAACGTAGAAATACCTTTATTCCCAGATGTTCAAGAGAACGACGTCAATTAACAAAATACTTTCGTTAAAAAAACGGATCAAGATTATACAGGGAGGAACTTCAGCAGGAAAGACCTTCGGTATATTGCCAATCCTTATAGACCGAGCAATTAAACAACCTAACGCAGAGATCAGCGTAGTTGCTGAATCAATACCGCATTTGCGACGCGGAGCCCTTAAAGATTTCTTGAAAATTATGCGCTGGACTAACCGGTATGTAGAATCGCAGTTCAACAAATCCCTGTTAACCTATACGTTTAAAAACGGATCTTACATTGAGTTCTTTTCCGCAGATGATTCCAGCAAATTGCGAGGAGCAAGGCGCGACGTTCTGTACATAAACGAGTGCAACAATATTACGTTTGAATCTTACAATGAGCTTTCGATACGTACTAAGCGCGAAATATATTTAGACTTCAACCCGGCAAATGAGTTCTGGGTACATAAGGAACTAAAACACGAACCGGATGCTGATTTTATCATCTTAACGTACAAAGACAATGAGGCGCTTGATCAGAGTATTGTCACACAAATAGAGAAGAACCGTGACAAAGCAGTTACTTCAAACTACTGGGCTAATTGGTGGCGCGTTTATGGTTTAGGCGAAGTAGGTATGCTTGAGGGCGTAATCTTTGAGAATTGGAAGGAGATTGACAAGGTTCCGGAAGATGCGCGATTGGTAGGTATAGGTTTGGACTTTGGATATACTAACGATCCAACGGCAGCGATAGAAATTTATAATTGGAACGGCAAGCGAATAGTAAACGAATTAGTTTACCGTACAGGGATGCTAAACTCAGACATAGCAAAGGTGCTTCCGTCTGGCGTTATTATTTACGCGGATAGTTCAGAACCGAAAAGTATTGATGAGATTAAACGCTACGGAAAGACGATCAAAGGCGTAACGAAAGGCAAGGATTCAATTAACTACGGTATTGACGTAATGCAGCAACAGGAATACCTAGTAACCAAACAAAGCACGAACCTAATCAAAGAACTTCGCGCTTACTGCTGGGATGTTGACAGATCAGGAAACAGAGGTAGAAATCCTGCAGGCGGATTGGATCACGGAATTGATGCGCTGAGATACCACGAGATGGAAACGCTAGGCCTAAAGAAAAACTACGGTACTTATAACATTCGCTAATGGCTGAGAACTACACGGAAGCAATGTGTTATTTGGTAGAGCAGTATATCAGGCAGCGTACCGGAAAACGAATAAAAATAATCTTTAACAACCCTGATAAAATGCGCGTACATTTGACGATGTTACGAGAGGCTTATAACTACGTGCAACAACTAACAAAAAAATAAGTTATACAGATATGGAATTGCAAATAAACGTACCAACCTCACTACACGAAATCCCGTTAAAGAATTACGTAGATTTCCTAAAAGTACAGGAAGGTTCAAACGATGAGGAATTTGTAGCCCAGAAGATGATCGAAATCTTTTGTGGCATCCGGTTGGTAGATGTGGCCAAAATTAAACTGAGTTCACTAAATGAAATGGTAGCTCACTTCGCGCAGCTATTCGAACAAAAGCCTAAATTTCAACAGACCTTTAAAATTGGAGATATTGAGTTTGGTTTTATTCCGAACTTAGAGGATATTACTTTTGGAGAGTACGTAGATTTAGAAAATCATTTGCAAAGCTGGGATAGTTTTAACAAGGCAATGGCAGTAATGTACAGGCCTATCAAAAAACGAATCAAAGACAAGTACGAGATACAGGAATACTCCGGAACAAAAGAATATCAGGAGTTGATGCAGTACGCACCGCTTGATGTTTGTATAGCAGCATCGGTTTTTTTTTACAATTTAAGCAACGAATTACTAGCGGCTACCCTGAACTATTTACAGAAAAACCTACAGAAGGATCCGAACCTATCAGCGACTTTAGCGAAACAGCTCAATTTGCCAAACAATGGGGATGGTATCAATCAATATATGGAATCGCTAAAGGAGACGTTACTAAATTCGATGAAGTTACCAAGCTCGGACTACTTAAATGTCTCACGTATCTCACCTTTGAGCACCAAAAAAACGAAATTGAAAAAAGAATCTTTGAACGCCAACTAAGACGATGAACTACTACCAAACATTAGAAACCTTGCGCCTGCATTTTAATGGCGATCCAATAGTAAACCAGATTTCTCAGGGAGATATATTCGGTATTGATCTGGACAAGAAAACAATCTTTCCGTTAGTTCACATAATGGTAAACAGTTCAACGGCAGAGGAATTTGTTATCCGTTACAATGTTACTATTATGGCTATGGATATAGTCGACATAACAAAGGAAAACGATACAGATCTGTTTTATGGTATGGATAATGAAACGGATGCGCTAAACGCAATGCATTCCGTATTGATCAGAGCCTACAAACTAATGAAGGCAGGCAGCATTTGGGATCAGAAAGTACAGATAGAAGAAGCGGTAACGTTAGAACCGTTTTCTGAGCGCTTTGAGAATAACCTTGCAGGTTGGGCAATGACTTTCGATTTAGTGGTACCTAATGAAATGACTATCTGCTAATGGAAAAGCAGGAGGTACAGAAGGCGCTTGAAAGATTCCGTAACCACGTTGTTAGCGTTTCTAAGCGCAATTTAACTAACGGCAATAGGAATGTATCAAAGAAGCTCTACAACTCCATTAAAGGGGATGTAAAAGCAATGCCTAACAGTTTCTCTTTGCAGTTTTCTATGGAAGATTACGGCGCCTATCAAGATTTAGGCGTCAAAGGGAAAACAAGTTCTGCCAAAGCTCCTAAATCACCGTTTAAATTCGGATCAGGTACCGGAAAAAAAGGCGGACTAACTGAAGGCATTAAAGAATGGGTACGAAAGCGCAGGTTTCAATTCAAAGATAAAAAGACCGGTAAATTCTTGAGCTACGAATCAACCGCGTTTCTGATCACCCGCGGAATTTACAATAAAGGAATCAGGCCCAGTATGTTTTTTACTAAACCTTTTG